TGTTGAAATCCATGTTGTATGATTCAAGGACATACTCCCATGCATACTTCTCTGCTTCATGGCTTGCATATCCCCATTCATCTTCGGCAGAATCAAGACAGGCTCTTGCTAGTTCCACTATCTCTTTGTTGGTTGTCATCTTTTCACTCATTGGTATCACCACAAAGAAGGAAGGGAGGCCTTCGTATCTGCAAACAAGTTGGGCAAAGCAACATCGGCTTTGGCTGATGTAGTTACTACGACTGGTTCATCAGCAAACAAATGTTGCCATTCATAAGGGTCAATCGGTTCATTGGCTATCAGTCGCCCAGTTCTGGTCTTGATGGAATACAACAACGATTGCTTTTTGGCAGTGTTGCACTTCCACAGATATCTGTTTGTTTTCATACCGATGATTTCAACGGCATGGCATTCTTTCTTTTCATTACAATTACACGGTTTCATGTTAATTACCATCAAAGATGGTGGTGGTGGGCATTGAAAGATTGTATTGATAATCCAATGTATCATATGATACTGTATTGTTAAACTGTAATGGTATTCCCTTTAATGGAAACAGTATAAGAGTAATAGTGTATATGATACCTATGAATAATAATACAACCTTTCTGTCATGCGTTTTTTGGACTATCATCATTCGCATATCTAATCATCACTCCAAACATGAGCAATCCCAACCCCATACTAGTAGGGAAACACGGGTTCATCATATCTTGATAGACAGTCCCTGTTCCTTGATATAGGGATTAACTGGTTTTCGGGTCGCGATGCACTAACATCAGTTTATTTTTTCACTACCAACCATATGGTTGGAGGGTTGATTCACTGACCCTAAGGAATGAATCAACAACTGAACCGACAACCCTCCACGCAGTGAAGCAGGGTCATCATCGTCGGTTTTACCCTGTGGTTTTACCTGAGTTCTGACTACTGACTGACTGTAATCAATCCAGATTCTGAACATTGACTGCTCTGTTCATGTAATGAACAGGATTGATTGATGAATTGACTGAGGATTCACCACCACTAGTGGTGAATACAGGGCAGATACCCGTGTGTAGCAGGGTATAGACCCCTCATAGAGGGGTGGAAAGAGGAAAGGATTTGACTGGTGGTAGTGGAACTACCACCTACGAGCGCGATAAAAAAAAGGGGAGAGAGGGCGAATGCCCTCTCCCCCCAGTTGACCAGCAGGCAACCTCTGGTTGATGGTCAGTCAACCTTCATTGGCCATTCGGTATGTAATACCGAATCAAAGTCCCATTGCAGATGCAGCAACTGCTGCATCAGCAGGGGACAGACCCTTTGCTATCAATGATGCAATCATTGTAGCAAGGTCAGTATCAACGGTTGCTACCGTTGATGCTTTGGCCTTAGGTGCATCATTGTTGTCAAACAATGATGGCTTGGTTGCCACCGAACCACTAGTGCCAATGTTCTCATTGGCAACAGCAATGAATGAATCGGTATCGGTGATACCGAGTTTGGAACGACGAGTCGTTCCAGTACGACGGCTTTGCTGAACATACTTGTTCGGATTTGTTATGAACAAATCACATACGGCATCAGTGATGCCGTGTTCAGCAGCAACGGCAACCCAAGTCTCTTTGTCTTGGGTGGCTTTGGTCAAGTCTTTGTTGCCATTAGTGGCATCAAAGGCTCTGATAAGGTGGCGACGGATTGAATTACGACCCGAAGCAGTTGCTTCGGAAGCAGTCATTCCTTTGACAATGGCAACTTGTTGCCCTTTGTCAACTTGGTCATAAACTACAGCAACGCTGTAGTTGATTTTGTCCTTCCACCCCGATGGGGTGTAAGGCTTTCTGGAACGGACTTTCAATCCACTAGTGGATTCTTCAACAACCTCTGGTTGTTCTTCCACCTTCGGTGTGGCTTTCGGTGTCGGTGTTGCTTTAGCAACAGGAGTGGAAGATGCAGTAGGCATCTTTCCAAGTTCTCTTCGGATTTTCTTCAGCAATGATGCATTGGCATCATTGATGATGGCACGAACCATATCTTCGGTCAAACCAACAACCTCTGGTTGTGGTTCATCAACCATCTCTGATGGTTCTTCAACAACCTCTGGTTGGGTTTCTTCATCTTCAACAACCTCTGGTTGTTCTTCAACAACCTCTGGTTGTTCGTCATCAACCATGAATGGTTGAACCAACTCAGATGCTCTGCCATCACTGATGGCAGTTTGCATTTCGGCAACAAGGTCGGAGTACTTGCGAGTCGTACTGCCTAAGGCAGTACGGATGTCAGCAGCACAATCTTTCTTGATGCCTTCGGCATCACCAGAGAGAACCTTAGTGCAATGCACTAAGGTCGCAAGCACGGTCAATGATTCATCATTGACTGAATCTCCTAGATGCTCTGATAGAGCATTGATGTATTGTTCGTTCTTT